GCAAGATTAATCAAAATCTTAAAACTCGCCAACATAAATCTTGGAGACATACGTCCATCAAAAGACTTATAATCACCTGCAACTACTCTGTCTACTCCATGTTTATAAACATGTTTCATCATCTTAGTCCACTCAGGCGATTCTACATTTAAACCGACAGCACATTCAAAAACTTCTTTGTTCTGTTGCATAAGGGCTGAAATCGACAGGAAATATTTCCTGACTAACATAATAAAATAAATATTACATCCAGCGAATACACGAACTTTTGTTTTACCAATCTTAGTTGGTTCATCCTTTAATGAAGCTTTGAAAACAGTGTTAATTCGGTTTCCATCCAACAAAGTTTCTTCGAGTTTCTTAATCTCCTCCAAAACTTTTGGATCAATATCTCTAGGGCATGAAATTCCTTCAACAATTCTATCAGACTTACTGACAAGAGTTGTCTTAGGTCCAGATAATGGAAATCCGCAAGCCGTGGCGAAGTTCATAGCATTAATGCCAGTAACTCCGTCTAAACCTGCAAGGACAACATCATCATCCAATTTGCCGAGATTGCGCAACTTATTCTTCAAATTAGAAGTCAAAGTTGAACTAAAATCTACGACAGCCTTATCAATCAACGCAGCATCAAACCTATACGCAGTGTGTGTTTTGTTTTCGATATCCACTTCTTTATGCATAATATCCCTCATCAAATGGGGTTTATCATGTATTCTTTCTAAGCCTAAATGCTCATGTACTTTGTGTGAAATCGAAGAAACTCTTACTTCAGATTTTGGTGTTGAACTGGGTCTATTATGTGCTCCATATACAATACACCGCGCATCACTTTCTAATTTTCTAGTGACGCACAATTCATGTGGTTCTTGTAATGGACCAACATCAATATCTCCAATCGTTGTTTCAAAAGCCTGTCCGGCATGTGAAGGTAACACTGAAGGTCTTTTAGCAATATTATCAATCGCATCCAAGACTTGATCTCGCGTAATAAAGCCAGCTGCTGCTGTATGGTTCTTTCCACCTAAATGGAATCCACCAATAAACGGCATGTCCTTATTATCACGACCTACAAATGTTGCCATACACAAACCTTGGAAAGTTTGCTCTGGAAAATAATAACTAAGTGATTCAAATGATCCACCTAGCGTAGTCCTGTTGGTCGTACGTGTACCCAATAACTTTTGGTAAACTTTAATTTCACCTTGGTCATTGTATACCATCTCGCCAACAATTTGCTTGCCATGTGCAAT